AATATCGCTTGAACTAAATGCCCTACATAAATAAAAGGTTTAAAACTATTATAGTTGTGGCTAATCACATAAGAAGCATCGCCGTTGAATCCGTACTTATCTAAACCCACATCGACCATAGGGTAAGTCAACTTGATAGTAGGGTCAAATGTCGCAGTCCATGAATTTACTATCTCAGTATCATTCCAAGTTGCCGTCCCCAAAGTTGTTAAATCGTTTAACGTCTTATCGGTCAGCCTTGAAAAGATGTCTATATTCTTTCCGTAGATGGTTATCGAGTAGGTTACTTGGTCATTGTTTAATACCTTAATTTCGTTAAGCTGACAATATCCGCTTATTTGTTGTAAGGTGTCTTGGTAGTAAATACAAGTTGCCTTTTTGCTTGGGTTGAAGTCGGGATTGAGTTGGTCTGAGTTTCTTATTGAAAAGGAAACATCAAACAAAGACTTAAAAACAAAATCATTCAGCTTGCTCCCAGGTATATCGACTGACTTGCTAAAATCGGATTGACGTTTAGACGGGTCATCTATGTTGTAGACTTCCTTAGTGATGTTGATGTCTATATCCTCAATGGTGTCTATCGAGTATCCACCTATTACTAATTCATTCCTCATAGTCTTTGTCTTTTAGTGTCAGCACTCAATTCAACTTCCATAGTCACATTAAATAACTTTTCTTTGATGGTACTCTTAGCCTGGTATTCGGTTGTTAAGATGTTGACCGCTACAAACTGCCCGTCTATAATCATATAGATTAAAGGGGATTGGACTAACTCCTTAAGCCAAAGACTCGTTTCGCTATTCACATAACCACTGTTTAAAGTGTATTTTTGTTTACTTGAATTAAAGAAGTTACTCCGTTCGTGTGAGTAAGTATTGAATGTGATTCCTGAACTTGTCCTTGTGCCTTGTAAACGATTATAGTTACTACTTTGTACGGTTATATTGTCATCAGCTATTTGAGTGAAGTTAAACGCATCCATTCGACCTAAAGGATTAAGCCAAAATAAACGGTTATAATTCCCGTCCCGTGTGCATTCCCGATCTATCCTAAAAGTCAACACATTTGAAACGGTTGTATTGCTTGAGTTTTCAAAACTAATTTCATATTTAGCAACCGAATCAGCAATCATAGGCTGAGCCGAACCACTTGCAACAGTCCATGAGTTAAGATTATTTGCACCTACTAAGACTGACAAGAAGTGTTCCTTATCGGTTGAGTCTGCTACCCATGTATTTGTAAAGGTCGAACTCTTTAAAAGCGTTCCTGCTAAATCATAAGTTTTAACCCTCATTTGATTCGTACCGTTGGTTGCATAGTTCAAGAATCCAAGTTCATAAGAATCGCCTACTCTTATATCTATTGTACTCGGTTGGTTGGTTAAGAAAGTCCCAAAAGATGACATACCAATAGCCTTGTAAACTAAATCGTCTATTGGGTTATTGATTTGTTTTAAATACGTCTGAGCCGAATTAATAGCGTAAATGTAACTACTCTCTGCACTGGCGTAACCACTTACAACCGCTCCGTATTCTTCTCGGATATTAATCTTGAATTTCTTGTAGACGTTCACACCCGTTTTAAAACCTACTGACCCTGCAATTAAGTTAGTCATGTCGTAACTCAAATAGTTCTCAATGATTCTATGAGCGTCAAGGTCAACCGTTCCATCAGCGTAGTATGCAGGTTTTCTAAGTTCAGTGATTACATTTGCCGAAGCATCTAAGACTTGAATACGGTATCTAAAGTTTACCTGAGTAGTCTGAGAAGAACTCGCTAAATAAATGATAGGGTCAAAACCGCTAACAAATAAGTCAGGTTGTTGAATAAATGTAACTGCCATTATCTATATTATATTAAATGAGGCTGAAAATACCTACCGTTTAAATTCGGTTATCAATCTAAACTCTACCTCTTGACCTATTATCAAACTTAGTTTGTTTGTCAGTTCGTTGTAACTTTCATCGTTAAACGTATCTGAATAGAACCGTGTGCCGTCTATACCTTTCATCTTGATTGCATCGGCCATAGCTTGAGCCATTTGAAAAGAAGTTTGAATTACTTGCCTACCCGTTTCAGTTTTACTTACTCTGGCTTGAATACCTTTCCTTGCGATATAGTCTTGTAAATTACTAATCATCTGAGGCGGTGTCCCCATGTTTTTAAAACTAAAACCATTAGGATAGTCTTTATTCGTGTATGTCTTTGTAGGTATTCCGACTGCCGACTTATTGACTAAACCCTTTACCCCCAAGTCCACAAACATCCAATAATCATTTAGATCGATAGCCATTGAAACAACCCCACCTTTGATGGTCGGATTCTTCGCTTGGATACTTTGTGCTAAGTTAGATTCAGTTTGTTTTTGCTTTAGTCTTTGCCTTAACAAGATTCGCATCTGCTCAGCATTGGCATTGCCCCATTCTAAAAGGACATCGGCACACTTGTTTAATATTTCATCGCTTAGTGTCATTTCTTTGGTTGGTTATCGGCTTTATCTTTAAGGTAGCATAGATGATTCAAGAAGTCGTAGGCGTTCATTTTAAAGTAGAACGGGAACTTAGACCTATCTTCTTTCGCAAATAGTTTGTCAATCGTCGCATACCAAGACCACTTAGAAGCGAACCAATCCGACTCGTTTTCTTCTTCTTCGGCTTCTTTGTTGAAGAGGACTGGATACCCTCCGATAATTTCACTAAAAGAAGTGCAAAAAAAAACCCTATCGGATAAGCCGTGTCCACGTCTAAGTTAAGTTGAAACAACTCCGCCCGTCTATTAAACTCAGTCATTTGGACATCTTCGTCTTTCTCCTTGTAACACATAGTCGCTAAAATTAAATGCAGGTTGTCTACGATGGCTTCTTTCTCCTTAGTCAATGAAGACATTGAGATAAACTGTTCGGTATTCCAATCGGTTAAGTATTGATTCACAAAGAACTTTTCTCCTTTGACTTCAAACTCAGTTACCCAAGCATCAGGGAAAGTACTAATGTCGGGAATGGTTACACTCTCTTGCTCCTTTAAAAAGTCCGTCCACTTCATTCGTTTGTATTCTGAAATAGGTTTGCCCGTTAGAACGGAAAGGACATTGTATGCCGTTCTAATCTCATTGTTGTCGCCAATCTTAATGGCGTTGTATAACTCTTGGTATGTTTTAATGTTCATCGTATTCTATAAGTGCCAAGTCCTGGCTGTTGTATTATGTGAGTAAAACCGTATCGCATCGCATCCATTAAGTGGTTGTGTATTTCAATCGGTTCGCCCGTTGGTTTATTGTTGCGGTCAGTTGCCCAAACATAAGACCTTAATTCTTTGATAAGGTTTGTTGAGTGCTTAGTTACTAATAGGTTTTGTTGTTGTATCAGTTGAATACCGTGTAGTATTGAATCCTTGCCCTTTAACGCACCCATACACTTAAGACCGTAGCTTTGTAGTTCTGCTATTGACTTAGGTTCTGCACTGTCACATATTACCATTGTCGGCTCATTGCGTATCAGATCAAAAATATTCTTATTGCTTAGTTCCTTTTGATATATCAACTCATGCAGGATAAACGAATCATTGTATTTGTAAATTCCTATACAAGCCGTTGGGTCAACTGAATATCCAAAGTCTAATCCAATGCCTAAAAGTCTTGCATCATTCGGTAAATTATCTATTTGTTGCCAATTAGTAAATATCGTTCCTGAAAGCGAACCAACTAAACCTAATCCATATACTCGCCATCTATTAGCCCAATACCCATTTTTAATATTACTTTCGGCAAACAAGGACTCACCTAATAATTCAGTATTAAAAAAACCTTTATCCCTATAATCTAATATGCTGTTAACTTCGCTTTGTGGCAAGTATTCATTATCCTCAAATGTTAAAGTTATAAAGTTGTTATCATTTATGTATTCATCGCCCCAAAATAATTTATCAGGGTTATAATCTATTATTGTAAGTTTTGCCCTTGATATGAATTGTACCGCAGTTTCAATATTCATCCTATCGGCTTCATTTATGTAAAGAATATCACGACGGAATCCCTTACCTATATCATTTACATCAGCCCCTAAGAAGTCTAAGTAAGAACCATTTGGATATTCATGCTTAGATTCTGATTTATTAAAATCGTTTTCTGTTTGGAATATACCCCAATCTTTGCAAATCTTCTTATAATCCCTTATAACCGTTCTTTTCATCTTTGATAGTTCCGATGAAAGGATTGAGGCCTCTTTCTCTGAAGATAACAAAGCCTGAATAATTAACTCAATAATTGAAATAGTCTTAGACGCACCTTGTCCACCCCTAATGACAAAAATACTTTCATTTGGATTAGAAAGTATTAAGTTAAGGATTTTAAAATACGCCCTCGAATATTTATATTTATTGCCTGTTTCCAATGTCAGGTATGTTTGGAATATTTAAAGTCCCTTTTAATTCTGTTTCACTTTGTTCTTTTAACCCTACGATTCTATTCCCCATACTTGCGTTGTAGAACCCTAATAGAGTGCCAGTCTTTATACTTGCATCTCTCTCGTTCTTTATGTGCGTAACGATACCCCAAAACTCTTCTTCATAAATACTTGTTTGTTCAAAATAATGGTGAATACTTCTATTGTATTTGTTATAATACCATGAAACAAAACCACTTAAATCGTAAGGCATTGGGGGGTAATCTTCTACTCTTATACCATCCTTACCTACATATTGAACCTTAGCCCATTTTCTTGCTTCATCGTCTAAATGTTGTTTATAGTCTTTCCATGCGTTCAATAACTCATCTGCTGTCTTGAATATTCTTGTCGGGTGCATATTACTTTTGTCTTATGATGTCTAAATATAAATAGAATAGTCTATTGTCGGTTGTGAAGTTACTTGTAAACTGAGGGCGTTTAATCTTTGGTGTTGCCTCTCCTTGCTTACTGTACTTTTCAATGTCGGTTTTTTGTTTTGGTTTCATACTTGTTTTGGGTTAATATAAATATCCATAAATTCTTGTAAGCTAAGCCATGATATCCATTCCATACCTCCCGAATAGAATGAGGTGTACTCTAACCCATCATAGTCGGTGTATGGGGCAAAGCTATCCATAGTAAGGAAATATCGTTTTACTACATTGCAATCAGTTAAACTATAAAAGTCTTCCTCTTCCTGCTTGGCCGTTAGTTCAAATACTTCAATCCACATTAGTATATTTGTTTTGTAAAGTAATCTATTCTTTTATTGTGTACTCGGTAGTGTCCGTTTTCTTTAATCTCTACTCTTGCGAATCCTAAATTATGACGCATATTGTGAGGATCGTAGCTTGGGGCAAGTGTGCAAAGGCAACCCGTTGAATAAGTAGTTATCAAAGAACCATCCAATAAACTCTCAGAGTGTTCACTTGTTTGGTGACAATGGCCTATAAGCATTGAACCTTTTAACTTGTTGAAGATTCCCTTTGATGGATTCACCGGTGAGAATGCGCCCCTAACTAATAAGTGTCCGTGAGTGATTGGGAGTTTACCTGCCATAAAGATGACATCTTGGTCATGAAACTTGATTCCTTTCTCTCTTAACTTTAGTCTTGAAGACATTGTATAGTAAGCATCATTGAATAAGATAGGGGCTTTTTTCATGAGCCATCTCTTATACCAATTATCGTGGTTCCCCTCAGTCCAATGTATCGGCACGTTGAACTCTTTGATTAACATGTCCAAAAAGTCCTCAGCCATTTGAAACCAATCAGCGACTGCGGTCAACTTCTGAGGCGGTGCATCGTGGTTTGTAAATGGTTCGTTGTCTAATATGTCTCCATTAAGAATAATACAATCGATATTAGTCTCCTTTCCGTAGATTAAAGCATTTCTTAAAGCTTCGACATCATGATTAGGGAAATGTATGTCTGAAAGAATTAAAGCGTTTGTGATGGTCTTATCTAAGTGATAGAACTCTCGTGACTTTCCCTCTGACTTTGGTAAGTTAAATTGAGTTTCAACATTTGGCACATGGTCAACTTGTTTGTAATGTCTTCTCGATTCACCTTGCGCACCCGTTAGCTTACGAACCATTGACCTGGCATTCTCTATATTGTTAAAGTGTAAAGGGTAGGTAGCGTGTAAGTATCTCGCTATTGAAGATTTTGATAACTCAGGAAACTTTAAGATTGCATCCTCAGTTAATTTGTTCACTTGCATTTTGTTGCGTCCCATCAGTTATAATATATTGTTTTTTGTTTATAATTTCTGAATAATTGCCTCAATCTGATATTCACCGTTGCCGTGTTCTTCGGGTTCATCCTTATTTGTTGAGGTGTCATTTGTTTCAATGCTGATTATTTTATACTTGAAATTCCTGCATCCAACTTCAATAAGGTGTTTAAGACTTCGAGTGTCGGGCAAGTCTTCTTCATCGGGTAAGATAAAGAATTTGTGATCTAAATTCCATTTGCTCGGCATCTTGGTTTTTCTTTCATACAAATCTCTATGAGGTACTGCCATAATTAAATACCCGTTAGGCTTAGTGATTCGCATCCAATTCATTATCGCTAACTCAGGGCGGTCAAGGTGTTCAAGTAAATGAGAATTGTAAACTAAGTCATAGGTATTGTCCTCGACTGACTCCATAAGTTCAGCGTTCCCGTTATCCTTATCCCATGTATCACACCATTCAGTTAAGGCATCTGCTCCGTCATGTGTGTCAATTCTACCTACTCCGATGTCAATTACTTTGCCTTGAACATATTTGTCAAAGAATCCGTTTGCTTCTCTGCGTGGTCTTGATTTGCTTGTTTCTGCCATAATTATATTTTTTTAGCTGTAATTTGTTCGTGTCCAACTATATGTCTATCTACTTTCAAGACTTCAAAACCGTTCTTAAGTAATAGTTCTTTCAAATCCTCAATCCCGTATATCCAAATGTGTTCTAATCCGTTGAACATCTTGTCATCCATTTGACCGTCTTCTAAAATTATAGGACTCTGAATTATTAAATGCCCATTCGTTACCATTAATCGATTGCACTGAAGTAAAAAAGCGTTACTATCCTCAATATGTTCAAAGACATCTAATGCTATGATGTTTGAGAAAGAGTTCCACTTCCAATCTATTGCGATTTGCGGGAAAAACCCAAAATGCAATTCAGAACCATTGCTATACTTTTCAATCTGCTCTTTATACTTTGAATCCACCTCTATCCCAATACAAGTAAAGTCTTTAGACATCTCGCCTAATAGAATACCTGGCGAACAAGCAATCTCTAAGTTCATCTTTGGTTCGATGTCTGTTAAGTTTTCAATTACAAGTCTATTCTTGTCTACAACATTAGACACTTGTTCGTCAATGGATGACCTTATCGGAGTAGACCAATAGTTATCCGTGTAAATGTCTTGAGGGTTGCCAAAGACTTTGCTCTTGTAACTGTTTCCTATTTTTTCGTATTCGCTAATCATAATAATTGTATTTCTTTTTTAACTTCTAATAAATATTCCTGAACCAAACTGCCCTCATTAACATATAAACCATTTCTAATATCTAACATCTCATCTACACAAATCAATGCACATCTTTTTGATTCTTCAGTATCTTGATATATTATCCAAACTTTATTATCTTTATCAAACTTATTATTAAATTTAACTATAATAGATTTTGCCTTTTCTTTTGGTGTCATAATGTTTTATTTAAAATTGTTTTGAATTGTTCGTTGGTGTGAAAAGTATACCACTCCCCACCTTGAGGTATGACATTCGGGGCATAGACGTACTGTTCTAAAACTCGTTTAATTTTTAATTGTTCTGCGATGCTAAAGGCTAAAGATTGACCGCCTATAAATAACTTGCAACCATTAATTGCTATCGCCATCTCTAAGGCGTTTGAAACTTTTAAATGTTGTATCTTATCGTTATGGATTGAAAAGCGTTTAAACTCCTTGTCAGTCCCTACAAAGTAAACATTCTCGTACTTCTCTAAGACTGTATAATCAATAAAGAAGTTATTGTATCTTGTAGTCCTATTGACTATGATGTAATTGTTGCCGATGTTCTCAGGGATAAAAAGGCATTGCTTAGATAGGTTAGGTCTAAATTCGTGGTATGCGTTTGCTATCCAATTCTGAATATTACCTGCGCTTAGATTCTTGTATTCTTTTCTAAACAAATCTAAGTCATAATCTACAACCATGTTCTCTCCTTTGTTTAGTTTGATAACCTCATGAATATAAGGTTGAGCCTTTAGCAATGGAGCAAGAAAGTCAAACATTGCATCGTTCATCATTACATTACCGACGGGATGAGTTTCGTCAGTGAACCCACTCGGTACACCGATTTTAATATAGTAAACTACTTTGCACTTATTCTCTTCGCAGTATTGGAAAAGACTTGATAGGGAATAGATGAGGTCACCTGCATTCCCACTGTGATTTACTTTAATGTATTTGCTCATATTTAATTACTAATTTATTTAACTCACCAAATAAAGCCTCAGAGTATGCTAAGCCATCGCAAGACATACACACTGGTTCTCCGTCTATCCCCAAATCTTTTCTCAATACGTTTGCCTTGTGTATATCCTCATCATTGTAAACCATGAATCTATGCTCCATTGTCAAACGATACCTACCGATTGAATCTACAATTAACTCGTATTGCGTTTGGCTTAACTCCATAAATACCTATTGATTATTTTTGTAAACACGAAAGGCAAGAAGATTAAATAAGGGTCTAACATAACTATTGA